CGCTTCACGAAGGTCGAAGCAGCAGCAGCGATGACCTTGGTCAGGAACATCTCGTCAATCTGCGCAGCAGACGCCCGAGCGAACTGGCGCTGAACCGTAGCGTCGATGCTTTGGTTCATTGCGGCCAACAACTCGTTGGTGATGTCGATGCGAGACGCAACGCGCTGCGGTGCCAACTGACGCGCTGCGATGGCAGCAGCACCCGTAGCCGAAGCCGTTTCGTTGATGATGTCCGTGCCGTCGTTGAGAGATGGCAGGTTGATGTTGCCGGCGAGGCCGCGCAACACGTTCGCACCGGCCTGCTCCAAAATGGGCGTGGGAACCAAAGCCTCCAGTACGTTGGTGTTGGATTGACCGGGGACGTTCGTGCCGCCGATGGTCGAGGTGTTCCGCAGGATGAAGCCGGGAATCTGCGCCAAGCCGCGGACGCCTACGCCTGCGTTCTTAAGGTCGGATGCTGCCTGCTGGCTCATCTCCGCCTCAAGGCCGGTGAGGCGGCCCGTCATCGACTCGCGCACCAACTTGCTAATGCTGTAACGCTCCTGAACTTTGGACTGCTCAACCACCTCGCTCTTGCTTGCAGCAGCACCGAAAGCGGCGCGTGCCACCTGCGCCTCCACCTTCTCCGCGCGCTCGATTTTCGCGTCGAGTTCTGCGATGTCAGCGGTCAGGGTGTCAATGGTGGTTTCCTCTCCCTCGGTGTATCCGCGGGCCTGCAACGTGGCTCCCTCGCTCAGGGCAGACAGTTGGCTGATTTTGTTGGCGCGAAGCGCCTTCATGTCGTTGAGATTCATGGTCTGGAATTTATCTGATTTGCGTTCAAAGATAGGGGTTGCTACAATTTCGGGTTCAGCCTCTGCGACCGGTTCGGGTGCAGGCTCGGGCTGCGTGTAAGTTGCCATCTCCCGCGCTTGCACCGTAGTGGTGGGCGAGGCGGGGTAAGTCACGGGGCTGACATCGTACAACTGGCCCACGCGATTAATAGTCCGGGTGCGACGGTCGCCGCTCCACTCGTCGTCCTTGATGGTGAAGGCGAAGGAGGATTGCGTGATGTCGCCGCGTTGGATGAGCGTGTACAGATCACGCCCCTCCTGCGTGTCGGCGAGTTTGGCGCGGTAGTGCAGGCCGCGCTCGTCGATGGTCAGCGTCAGCGTGTTGTTCGTCGTGCGAGCGAGGGGCACGCCGGTGTGGTTAATGAGCAGGCGAACGTCGTCGTTCGTGCGGCCATCAAATGCCCCCGGAGCCACGCGCTCGGTGAAGTAACCGAGGTCGTATTCGTCGCCGAACACCGAGGCGTAACCTTCGATGGTCATGTCTTCTTGGGCGCGAACCTCCACGGCGCGCACTTCGACGTTGTCGCCGTAGCGGGCGCGTAGTTGCGCCTCGTTGTTTCTAGTATTGTCTTCCATGTCGTCGTCTTCTTCGTCTTCTTCTGTTTCGTTCATGTCTTCGACCTTATCGGCTGCCCAAGATAGTCCAGCGTCGCCACCCCAAAGGAGGTAGGAGATGGTGCCGCAGGCCTCGGTGTCGTCGGGGTTGTAGTATGTGCGCGCACGGGACAGAAACGAGAACATCCGCACCGTCCGCTCTTCGCTGATGGTCTCGCGGTTGGCGAGGATGCGCGCCGTCTCCTTGCCCACGTCCGTAGCGCAGCGGCCATCCACCGCGTCGTTCAGTTCGATGCCGCGCCGAGCGTTGTCGCTGACCTCTTGGGGGTAGTCGTTATACGGCATTTACGTGCTTGTATTTGAGCGCAATCAACTCGTTGGCGTGCGCGTTTTTGTTCAAACGCAAGTCCAGAACGTACAGATTCAACTCTTTCTGCAATGCGGCGAGGCGCTGCGCGTGCCGCTCCCAAATGTCTTCACAGACAAGCAACCCGCCATCTTCAAGAAGCACGTCGTAATTCTTGAGAAAATACACTTGGGAGTCCCACGTATGCGGGCCGTCGTCAATGATGACGTCGAACTTGCCATGAACGTCTAAAATCATCTGCAACGTGTCGTCGCAGTAGGCATCAAACTCCGCACCCCAATACACCTTAACCTTGTCGATGTTTAATCCTTGCGGTTCCGCTGCGCCCGATGCGGTGTTGTCGATGCCGACCACCGTTTGCACGTAGGGAAGCGATGCAAATGCCTGCAGCGATGCGCCTTTGTAGACGCCGATTTCCAGCACTTTCAACGGTCGGTTTTTGGTCAGTTGCTGCGCGAAGATGAGGTCATAAACCGGGCCGTAGGAATGCACAGTATTCTTGTCTGACCCGTGCGCGTCAAGCAGGTCGCCCAAACTCGTCGGCGCTGGTGCAGCCACCTTGTCAGCTTTCTTTTTATACGGCATTGCTTGAAATTTTAGCACTGTATTCGGCCATGCTGCCAAGGTCGAGCTGATTGACTTGAACGAGGTGCAGGTCGCCCTGCGCGCCGATGGTGTTGTAGTCCTCCATCCGCCGCACCTCGTTGATGGTGAAGACGCCGTCCGTGAGCATCTGGTGATAGAAGTCGCTGCGGGCTTTGGTGTCCCCTCGAAGCAAGTCCTGCATGTTGAACTTCGCGAAAAAGTCCTCGCGCTCGAATTCCGGGATCAACTTCAGGTTCACCTCCTGCTCGATGCGGGTTGCCCATGGAACGATGGTGTGCCGGGCGAAGTTGCGCCCCTGCTCTTCCGTGTTGTTGAACGTCGTCTGCGTTGCCACCCCCACAATGTAGGGCGGCACGCCCATGATGGTGCAGATGGTTTCGTCCGAATAGCGGCGGGTTTGCAGGAACTGCGCCTGCTCCGGCGGGAGGCTGATTTGTTGGTATTTGAAACCAAATGGCAACACCTTCACCCCGATTCCGCCCGTCTGCCACGACGAGCGCACCGCGTTCATCTGCTCGGTTTTGATGGGGTTGTCCGTGGACAAGATGCCCAGCATCGAGCCGTCAGAGCCAAAGAAATCCGCCCCGTAGTTCTCGGCCGCCTTGGCGATGCCGATGTTCTCCTGGTGCAACTCCACCGGCGACTTGCCGTTGAGGCAGCTGATGGCAAGAATGTCCTCGTACTTGATGTCCCCGAACTCCGTGTGCCGGACGAATAGCCGCCCGTTCAGGCGCATCAGCGTGCAGTCGTTGGTGTGCAGGATGTGCAAGGCCATTGGCCGGCCGTCGAAGTTGTTGCGCTCGATGTGCGCGTAAGCCTTGCCGTACGTGAGGGCCATCGCGGTGATGGTTTCCCAGAACTCGTAAGGCGTCTGGTATTCGTTCGGGCGGATGGCGCACAGTTGGTGCGCCGGGTGGTTGTAGGCCAGTCGCCGCCCACTGTCGATGCGCTCCAAGACGTTCAAGTTCATGTAGCCAATCGTCTGCGAAATCGCCCGCACGCAGGCGTAGACGGTGGCCACGGTCAGGGCGTTCTCCTTGCCCACCATTGCCCCGGAGCGCGTGCGCATGGTGTAGGCGGTAGAGTTCCAAAACTCGTTGCTGCCCGTGTATGCGACGCGGGCGCGCCGTTGGAATAGGGTGCGGATGCGGTCGAACATTGCGGCTAAATTAGGGTAGATGAATTAGAGCGTGATCACGGTGGTGATGACATCGTCCCCGTCGTCGCCGTTGAGCATCGCCCCGTAGGCCATGATGCTCGCCACCACGCCGTCCACCATCTGCCCGAAGCGGGTGCGGTTCTTGGTGACCTTGATGTTGTCGGCTGCGTCGCGGTCGATTTTCACGCATCCCATCTGCCACCGCAGGCAGGCGTTGCCGCCGTGGATGAGCGTGCCCTTGAGCATCTCCATTTCGAACATCTTGGTGGGCGTGGAGATGTGCAGGAAGCCCTGACCCATCGGCTGCATGTCCACGCCTTCGTCGATAAGGTCGGGGACGATGTACGTGCTGAACCGCTGGTCGTAGGCGACCGCTTGAATTTGAAACTTGTCAGCAGCCGCAAGGATGTGGTCACGAACGACGCGGAAGTCGGTGACGTTGCCGGCGGTGATGGTAAGGTCGCCGTCGCGTTCAAAGCGCAGGTAATCCACCCCCTCGCTTTTGCGCATTTGGCTGCGTTCCTCGTTGACGAATTGGTGAACCTTGAGGTAATACAAGCCCTTGCGTTCGTCCTTGAAGATGAGCGCAAAGGCGGTCAGGTCGCGGGTGGAGGCAAGGTCAAGGCCACCCCAGCAGGGCAGTTTGGCGAGGTAGTCGTCGGGCGGTAGGGTCACCGCCCCGCGCATGAACTCGGCATCCGTAATCCAAGCAGAATCCGCGCCCGTCCAAATGTTCAGGTGCAGCCGGAGGAACGTGTTCAGCACCGCCGGGTTGGCTTGGCACTTGGCGACCTCCTGCTCAAAATACTCCGCTTTGCAGATGGTGCCAAAGCCCGGATTTGCCTTTCGCCAAGTGGCCTCCTGCGTCCAGTCGTCGTCCTTGGATGCCCGGTAAAGGACAGGCAGGAACGTCTCGTCAACCACCTCGCCGGACAGCACGCGCTCGGCGTAGTCATGCACCTCGTAGCAGATGGACGTCGTGTCGTAGCCGGCGGTCGTGAGCATGATGATGAGCGGCTGCTCACGGGCCGCCACCGAGGTGGTCAGTACGTCGTATAGTTCGCGGTCACGCTGCGTGTGCAACTCATCGAACAGCACCGCCGAGCAGTTGAAACCGTGCTTTGTTCGGGCCTCTGCGCTGATGGATTTGTAGAAACTGTTCTTGTAATAGATGGCGTGCTGCAAGGTGCGGCAGCGGGTCGATAGGTTCTTGTTCTGCCCGACCATTGCGGCGGCGATGTCGAAGACGATGCGTGCTTGATTCCGGTCACCGGCTGCGCTGATAATCTCCGCCCCCTCCTCCTGCTCGGCCACCAGCAGGTAGAGCGCGATGGCGGCGACGAGGTTGGACTTGCCGTTCTTTCGCGGGATCTCGATGTAGCACTGTCTGAACTTGCGCCGTCCGTCTGCCCTCTTCCACCCGAAGAGCGGGCGGATGATGTCGTTCTTCTGCCATTCCTCCAGCAGGAACGGGCCGGTGTGGCCTTTGACGTGCGAGCAAAACCGCTCGATGAAGTTGACTACGCGCTCGGCTGCATCCTCGTCGTACCAGTATCCCGTCGGGCTGGGGTCACTCAAGGAACTTGTCGAGTTCATCCTCCTCCATCTCTTGGTTCATCTTGGCCTCAAGTGACTTCACGATGGCGGTTTTCCGCTGGCGATTGTCCCGCAGTTGCTGCCACTCCGGGCGCTGCTTGGAATACAGTTGCCCGTTGTGTCCGGTGGTCTCGTAGGTTGTGCCGTTCTTGCGCACGTAGTTTTGCAACTCCTCCTCCTCGATTTCCACACAGGCGAGGGTGTAGATGAGCGAGCGAATGCCCGGGGTGATGATGCCGCGCCGCTCGTAGTCGGCGGCCAGCGCGTCGAAACGCTCTTGGATGATTGCGTCCATTGGGTTGGTTTGTCCCCAAAGATGGGAAAGAAAAATGTTTTCACGCCACAGGCGGGCGGTTGCGTGCAAGTCAAAACGGGCGCAAATGTTATGCGTAATTGCAAAGGAGAGCAAAAGGTTTTCAATAGAATCGACAAAATGATAAT